GCGGGTTCAGTAGTGAATGTGTTAGCATCTTCTACTGTATCGATTGTGTATGTTCCGGCAGTAGTTGCTGCGTTTCCAGTACCCTGATCGATATAGATAACGTCTCCCTTAACGAGACCGTGTGCAGTTGCTGTGACTTCGGAGAAGTCAAAGTCAATATCGTCGTTGTTGTTTGTTGGCTGAACGTTGTCGATCAGAGCATTGTTTAGATAAACTGTAACAGTTCCATCAGCATCAGTAGTCTCTCTGTCGATACCGATGATTACAGTAGCAGCATCGACGCCGTTAGGACCAGCATTACCAGCGTTTGAACTAACAACCATACCTTTTGTTAGGTTTGCAGCAACTTCAGAAAGGAAGTTAACGTCGTTACTAACAGCACCTGAAAGCGCAGTGTCGATATAGACAACCGATCCAGAAATACCAACTACACGAGTTCCACTAGCAACACCAACACCAGTTACGCGCTGACCGATTGCAACACCAGTAGTTGCAGTAACGGCAAGTTCAAACGTGCCAGATGTGCCAGTAGCAGCAGTTGTATTGGTGATAGCAGGTAGGACAAAGTATGAATCTCCTAACTGACCACGAATACCAGACTTGGTGATTGTTGTAGCAGAAGCAGCAGAAGCAGCATCAGCAACACCATGAATGGCGCTAGGCATGTTATTCGCACGGGCGAGGTAGTAACCGTAAATATCGCCAGCAGCTGCACCGAAAGTAAAAGTTTGCTCTGGATAAGAAGCAGTTGTTCTTCCTGCGCCAAAAGCAAGTGCTTGAGCAGTGAAAGTACCAGTGTTCTTGACACTCAAGTTAAGAGTCGTACCATCAATGTCAACAACATATGCTCCAGTACCAACATCGCCACCAGTTACATAATCACCTTTTTTGATGCCTGCATTAGAAGCAACGGTAATAAGGTAAGTACCTGTAGTGCCATCGCCATTAACGGTAGTAACAGCAGTACTTTCTGTAGTAATAGCCCAACGATTTCCGTTTAAAAGGATACCTCTTTGGTCTGAATAATTTTGATCTGTTCTATTATTAATAACCGCAGGATAATCAGTTGTTACTGCTTGACCATATCCGATAACATTACCGTCGATATATGGTTCAAAATATCTGGTCTGTGAAGGCGTATCGCTTTCAGCAGGATACGTATCTGTTGTGTATAATTTTAAGATTAAATTTCTGGGAATCGCCTGATTAGCATTCAGAAGATTACGCAGAGATTCAATTTCACCACTATTGGTTACTAGCAATGCCATGAAGACTTTCCTCTACTTTTTTCGTGCGAGTTTATTTTTATTTATAATGATGATGATTTATAATTTCAGTTTCAGTGAAACTACAAACCTTGCGATGTTGATCGAGTAGATGACCTCAAACTGGAAAATATCTCCAGCCGTCACTGTAGTGTTCCACGTTGAAAGATTCTCGTCTTTATTCTTTCTTTGAACACTATTATTTAGCACACCAAGGGTAGGTCTTTCTGTTCCGCATATAGATGTGAAATTAGGAAAGTCATCAAATGTGCATTTTTGAATATCTACTTCCAGATTACCTTCAGTATCAGAAATAATAGTCCAGGACTCTACAGTTCCTGTAACGTCAATAGTCATATTACCTTTCACGCCATTTGACAATGGAAATGATCCACTATCGATAACATAGTTTAATGTCCTGGTCAAATCGGCGGTTGTTGCATAAGCCACCCCAAAGAAAGCAGAACCTCCTGTAGGTGGAGTGCTAAAAACAATCTGATCATTTGATACAATGTAATCAACCTTTGGTTCTAAAATTACATTATTAATAGAGATTGAAATCTGCTCTTCATTTAATGGTGTGTACGATTGACCATCTACAGTAATATTAAAAGTATCAGCAGTACCATTAAATTGAGATGCAATACTGTCTAATAGTAAATTAGAATACTGTGTTGACTTTGAAGGAATCTGATAGTTTACGTCAAGTTGATATTGTGCTGGTAGTTGCTTACCAACATTATATGCATTATTACCAACCCTGACGTTATACTGCGCCATCAGGAAACTCCAGGACTTACTTCTGCATTGCCCATAATTACTCTAGTCTTATATCCATTAGGATCTGTAAGAACAATGTCATATACATATCTTCTTCTATCTAAAGCAGAAGTTTCTACGTCAGTTAAAGATAAAGCAATTTCACCAGCAGTTCTATTGACAAATGTCAAGGTGAATGGTACTGAAGTAGTTGCAGAATAACTCTGTTTCATTGCAGCATTACCTGTATACCCCGACATATTAAGTGGGGTGCCATCTTTATTGGTGATAAAGAAAGTAACTCCGTAGTCTGCTCCTTTATCAATCAGAATGTTGACTGGTATCGCTGCCATTTTCCTCTCGTTTATCTAATAGGTCTAATGTTTCTAAACCACCCTCAAGTTTTAACTTATATTCTTTCAATTTAGCGAGTTCTTCCTCGCCTCTTTTGATTTTGAACTCGTAGTCTTTCAGTTGGGTTAAGAATTCCTCTCGCATTTTTGATGTATCCATAGCTAATATATCATGTCAAAGGTATTTATCAAGCGGCATGATACGATAGACTGAATCTGCAGATTCCAGTAGATCCCGTATCATTTTGTGATTGGTGGAGCATCACAAATATTTCGTTATCATTAGAGGAAGTATTGTCAACAACGCCACCAAATCCCCTGGATGCAGACCAATAAGATGATCCACAGAATACTGATCCCTTATCATCAGCAGTTGCCATATCGAAAGGAGGAGTTATGGTAAAACCTAATTCTGAATTATTACCAGTGTTGGTGTATGATACTTCGCCTTCAATGTAAACGAGTTGTCCAATCCTTGTATAGTACCCTTCAACAAAGGTAGCAGCGGATAAATTGGCATTTGTACTAACTGTACCAGTCCAAGTTCCTTCTTCGTAGTGATCAAGAGCATCGCTAGATGCAGTGCCTGTGGCACTGTTAGTTTGACCAGTAAATGTAAGAGTACCTGCTGTAGCGATGTCTCCAGTATTAGCAAATAATTTTAGTGGAGGAGAAGTAAAAGCACCAGTTGAATCTAATTCAATGTTCCCTGCACTCTTGGTGTTTGATTGAATAATACCAGCAATCTCAACATCACCATTACCGTAAGCCTTTAGTGCAACGTTTGTACCACTACCAGTTGTGTTAAGAATTTGGAAACAGTCTGTTGTGTATCTATCAGTGTAGATATTCAAGGAACCGTTATTACCGCCAACTAATACACCATTATTTCCTGTAGAGTTTGAAGCGGCTCCAAAAAGGCCAGCACCTGTTTTTTCTAGACTGATCTTGTAATCGTCATAACTTACAGGTGAGTCATAAACTCTCAAATAGTCATCACGGAGAGCAACAACAGTAGATCCTGCAGCAGTGCGCTTTAGAAGATCGCCTTTGACGATAGTTTCTCCATCAAATGTAGCAGAATCAGATGTTACAGCTCCCGTGACATCTAAACCACTGGCACTGAATACTGCTCTATCTGTCAATCCATTTTCATTAGTAATTCTGACGTTTGTACCAGCACCAAGTTTTAAATCTTCGCTACCACCAGGAACTCTTACATCAAAACTATTAGTTGCAGAAACATATAAGATACGACCATTAGAAGCTCCGCCAAAGTTTAATACCTTGTCATTGGCGAAAGCAGCATTATTATTAAAGGTGGTACTGGGATTTATAATAAGGTCGCTAGCAACTCCAGTAAATGTAACATCCCCATTAAAAGTAACAGTGTTAGATACGTCCAGAGTGCCAGCAAATTCGGCATTGCCAGCAGCATCGATTTCTGATGTGAGTCCAGCAGTTCCTACTTGTCTACCCTTCCAAAGAGCCTGTTCGCTAATGTTAGCAATATAAATCTGTCCACCGTTGCTTACACTAAATCCAGCATTAGTGGATGTCTCGGTGATATTACCACCAGGAAATTCAGCAATAGGATATGTACTGAAACCGTATGGTACATACATTGATCCACCAAAGACAGCTTCAGTAACCATCTGACCAGGAGTTATCTGATCTGCCGTTTTAATAATAAAACTGCCTGATGCAGAATGTAACTCGTCATTAACTTCAAGATCTCCTAAAACTGTCGCACCTGTAAGGTTAGTTTCGAGTTTTTTAACATCGTCGTAGTAAAGTTCTACATTACCACCAGCGTTTGCAATGATACTATCTGCCCCAGCAGCAGGTTCGATATGAATTGCAGTTCCTGCACCAGACCTTAAATAAAAATCTCCAGTAGTATTCTCTAACAATCCAACAAGTCCTGTATGATATAGCAACATATCACTGTCTGCACCAAAGACTGCCTGATCTCCGTCTCCCCAGAAAGCTTGTGCTTGAAACGTTACATCACTTGAAAATGTTACATCATTTGAAAATGTTTTGCTCCCACCAAATGTTTGTACTCCATCAACAGCGGTATCCAAGTCTACTGCTATTTCATTAACCTCTTGACGCTGTTGTTCCAGCGTAAAACTATTTGGTACGTTACGTAATGTCATTTGATTAACTGCTTAAGGAGGGACTTTATTTCGGACATTTCTTCCTTCAAAGTATTTAGTTCAGAGACTACATTTCGGAACTCGTTAGAAAA